GATTACGTATAGCAGCGGCAGTAATCTCTTTGGCATCTTGCCCATTGATAGAGGACGCACCCTTAGAGTACAGAACATCAATGTCTGATTCCTTCAGCATGTCAATCTTGGCACCCCTTGCTACGGCACTAGCATAACCAAGTGTCTGAGCCGCACGAGACACATCAGCCATGTATATCAGAGACATTTCATCCTTAGACAAGCCATAGTCCTTCTTTACCTTATCAAGGATAGCAAATGCTTCAGCACCCTTTCCGTCACGCATTCTATTTGCGATAGCCTGAGTAATCCGTAGAGTACCGCCAGCTGTATCAAGCTCTAATTCTTTCTGAAGATCAATAGCAGCTGCTGCGATACCACGAAGTGTTTGAGCAGAAAGGCCTGAGGTAAACTCTGGGTTAGCTTTTGGGTCTGACATAGCACTTAGAATAGCTTTACCCTTAGCCACTCTCTCAGGGTCTAATGGGTCTTTGACAGAGGCTTTGTTATCCCCTTTACGAGCTGATAGGATCTCTTCAATATCAGATACAACCCCCATTGCAGCGTCTACCTGATCCTGTGTTGCTCCTGTTTTTCCATTAAGAGTATTTAGTGCATCATCAGCAGCTTTCTCAGCCTCTTTCCTGAAGGCATCTCCCCGCTCCTTAAGAACGTCATCTACCTTCTTACCTCGACCACGGCCAATAACGCCAGATAAAGTACCTAGCGCACCACCCAATGTTCCTTCTACAACACCTCCAACGATGGCATCATAGGCTAAGTCCTTACCAGTGTACTCGCCAGTAGCTTCTACTTCCTCACGAGTTTCGCCAGCACCATAGGCCTGAACACCTCCAATTCCTGCGCCAGTACCGAAACCTATGGCACCCTCCCGCATAGCAATCTGCGAAATAGTTCTTTGAGTTGCAGCTTTGGTAAGGTTTTTCTTTGCAGCCTCTTTTAGACCCATACGGACAGCAATTTGAGTGGCCTTACTTGCAACTTTAGCTCCAGCTTTTCCTAGACCAAAAGTACCCATACCTACGTATGTGGATGGTGCAGTTACGATAGCTTCTGTGAAGTCTAATACAGATTCACCAAAAGTACTGCCTACTTCTTCAGAGTTATCCCAAGCTTGGATAAGTCTACCAAAAGCGTCCTTACCTGACTGGCTCATGTCCTTATTTCTTACGTAGCTAAGATCACGAATTGCTGTAACTTCGTTCCAAGACTGACCCCTCATGTGCTCCACGAAGTCCTTTGTCAAAGCCTCAAAGCCACGTTCTTCCATTTCTTCCCTAGTGTAGTTATAACGACCACCAGTGAAGAAACGAATTAGATCCTTTTTGAACTCTACGTCCTCAGCAAGATCTACGAACTTAGTATCAGATGATTTTTTTATATAATCAGCCACTACTTGACACCTTCATTTTTAACTTCATCGTATAATTTCCCCAAAGACGTGTCTACACCAAGTTCCTGCAGAACTACACCAGTGCCTGAGGCAGGTTCTTGTACTACAGGTGTTTTTAATTCAGGTGTTTCTTGCTTAGGTTTAGGTGTCACACCCTCAATAGGAAATTGAGGCAATTCAGCTATATCGTCCAGTGAATAATTACTATCATCCTTTAAGTATTCAACACTTGTTACAATCTGTCGCATGATGTCTTCAGGGTTTCTCTGAGCTACTACATCTGTAATTTGTTCTATGTAGAATCTTTCTGCATTGTTTAGAATGTCAGTAGCACTCTCTGGGTCTGTCCAAACGTAACCGTCTTTTGTGCTTTTATTCGGATCATACCCAAGACGAGAAGCCAAAGAGTCCTCTATGTTTTTCCTAATATTTGCAATCCTAGTTTCGGAGATGGTACCAAAGGCACTTCTGTTTACACCAAGACGATTAATACTCGGTGCTTTGCCACCACCACCTGTTGCGGAACCCATAAGGGTCTCCATTGCAGAGGAAAATTCTTCCTGTGTATTAGCGTAAATAGCTTCTACGAGCTTCTCAGAAGTAGGCTCAGAGGCGTATCCAGCACTAAAGGCATACTTCATAGCAGCACCGATCTGCTCAGGTTTTAGGTTAGCCACAGCTGTCTCACTTAGAGTTTCTATAGCAGACGTACTAACTGTTTTTTCTTCTCTTAAAGATTCTAACAATGGGCTAAGCTCCCCTGTAGATTCAAGAACCGCAGCTGCTTCCGTAGTAATGCCATACTTTACATTAGCAGTCTTAACCCTTGCAGATCTCTCTGCAACTGCCGCATTCCTTTTCTCAATACGGTCCATTAGCTGAGGAAGAATAGCAGCCTTTCTCTTCTCAAGAAGGTCCATCATAAACTCTTCTCTACGTGCAGCTTTGTCTTCCTGACGATTAAGCTCACCTACTACGCCTGATAAGAAACCCATGCTTACATCCTCGCCATTAGACCTTTAGGTGCTTCTTCAGCACCAAGGTCCATTTCCATTTGTTCTACTTCAGGCTCTTCTTCCATAGGCTCTTCTACTGACATAGGCTCTCTGGAAGTCTTACCTTCTGACTTACTCAAAATACTTCTGACTAAGGACATCTCTTCTCTGTCCTCTTCTTGTTCATCCTTCTCGAAGCCTGTCTTGTACTCAACACCGACTTCATCAGCTACATCAGAGATGTACTCGTGGATGGTAGGGGCAATGATAAGACTGACATCTACAGAGTGAATACCAGAGGCAACAGCACTACGAAGTAATCCTTCTGTTGTAGCCCGTACATCTACACCCTTTTGAAGAAGGAGCATAACAGAGTCTAGTCTCTCTACCTCATTAAGACGAGTGAGGTGAAGTTGCAGTGCTTCTTCTGGATCACTGATCTCGGGTGGGTTCTCATACGGTCTGTTCTTGGGTTCAGCAGTAAGGGACTGTCCTGGAATTGGACGTTCAAACATCCTTGAGTTAGGCTTATTTTCCATCACTGGTCATCCCCTTCATACCCTTGGGTGAATAATCTTGCCTCTGCCTGCCTACGTTTAACAAGTCCTGGAAGCCTCTTACCACCTGCCATATTATATTCTAACATCATCTCAGAAATCTCTTCGTCACCCCTTGTACCGTCTTCAGTAAGTGTCTTCAACTTCCCTGGGCCAAGGTTATACGTGAAGAGGGATAAGGCATCTACTTGATGGTCAGCCCAGTCATAGCCATACTTTTCTTTAGCCTTAAGGACAGCAGCTCTAGCCTTATTAAAACTAGATCTTGCTGCAGCTTCAGCCTCTTCTTTTGTTATTTTAGCGTCTTTACCAGATGCCTTAGTCCCAAAACCTATTGACCACTGGTTGTTGTCCCAATATGCCTCTTCTCTAAAACCTTCAAAGGACTTAAGAAGAGTAAGAGGATCTCCAGCTGAGAGTATAGATGGATCTTCTGTATCGTAGTCCGTTGAAGGTACCTCCGCATCAGATCCATTAGATAGTCTTGCCTTTACTACATCAGCCATACTCTCTCTGTTATCCATCATGGCAATACGATACTCATTGATGCCATCAAGAGGAGACTGTTGAGTGCCTCCTGTGCTAGGTTTATTAACAAGAGTTGATCCAACACGACCCAATGCTTTCTTAGCCTGCTGCTTTCCACCGCCAGTGGCATACTTACTTCTTTTACCCGCCATCCTTTGGGATGCACGTAAAGGCTCTGCTGTTTCTTGAGGGTTTCTATACATAGTTTTCCCTATACCTTAAAGAATATTTTAGTTAGAAGAGCACCAAGGGCACTATCTTCTTGGGCATTAATTTGTGATCTTACGGATTCTAGTTCCATGTCCCCCAAAAGGAGAGACAAAGCCCTGTCGGCTTGGTTCTCACCACCTGTAAAGGCGTAGTCCATAAGATCTCTTTCCCTTTGCCAGATCTGGTCCAGTGCTGTCATTGTAAGGGCATTTACCGTCTTTGCATAGTCCATATTTGACTCATTGGCAGCAGCAGTATTAAGAGTTGCTATGTTCTGACGCCACTGTGCGTTAGCCTGTGCAACTACAAGATAGTTCTGGGCGTTAAACATCTCTCTTTGGTTCTGAATGTTTGCATTGAACTCAAGGAGTGAGTTTACCTCACCCGCATTAAACTGCTTCATGGCATTCATTTGGGCAGCATTGAATTGTCCAATAGAGGAGGAGAGATTAGCAAAGAACTGATTGGTCTGGTTCTCAGAACTAGCATTGAACTGCAACGCAGCATTAGCAGCAGCCTGATCTGTAAGTAAGCTGTTGATTAACGACTGTTGCTTAAACAGAGCAGTCTGTTGCTCGTTTGCTAGGTTAGTCAGATCAACCTGCAAGAAGTTCTGAGCATTTTGGACGTTAGCCTGTTGCCTGTTATTTAGGTTGCTCAGGTCCATGCCAGCCAATGCAGATGCTTCTGCTAGTATAAGAGCTTGTTTATTGCTGAGGTTCTGAAGCTGCATGGTATTAGCAGCCTTAGAGTTCTCAAGAGCAATCTGCTGTTCAGCAGTGAAGTTCATGTTAGCAATATCAGAGACCTTGGCAGCATTGGTAACCTTAGCTTGGAAGTCTTGGTCAAAGTCCATCTGCATGAACTTAGCTCTTTGTTCTGCTTTGAAGAGGGCAACCTCTTGTTTGTTGGCTGTATCAATCTGAGCAATAGGAAGAGCAGCTTCCATAGCTGCTTGTATCACTGCTTGACCTGCCATAGACGAAGCACCTAGACCTCTAGCAGCAAGCATTTGAGATGCTTTACGCATTGATCCTGCAGCCCATGCAGGTGTATCACCACCTTCAAACTGCTGCATAAGACCTTCTAATTCACCCTGTACTGAAGCAGCCTGTACCTCTCCTGTACCAAAGGCTGCATCAACCTTTGACTGATCTACAGAACTTAACCCTTGATTACCTGCAGCAATCTTTTCACCTTCTTGCATTGTGCGAGTAGGTGCATCAGACACATTAATAGAATCTGAAGTAGCCGCTTCAAGACCAGAGATGGATGTACCTGTCTGCTGTGCTGCATCAATAGTTTTAGTAGGTCCAGTACTCTGTGCAGCAGTCATTCCTGTTGTAGCATTTTGTACGTCAGAGAAGGCTGCGTTAGGTGTTACCTGCGCAGCACCAATCTTCTGTGGCGTGTCTGCCGTAGTAGCTGCACTAATCTGAGCTACTTGATCAGACTCAACCATAGGTGCGGTAGCCTGAGCCTGACCTGCAGTAGACTCGACAACAGAACCATATACATTAGGGTCAATATAAGACGTAGGAGCTGCAGCAACAGCACCACCAGGTGCCACGTAGGCTTGAGCAGCCAAGTTTCTTTGCTGTTGTGCTAAGTCTTCTTCAGTTACTGTTTGTTCCCCTGATATGAAGTCTTGGTTTACTGTCGCCTCTGGGGGTGGAGCATTAGCCGCAGCCTCTGCTGCCTGCTGTGAAGCATAGGTATCCGTTACGTAGGTGTTGTACATATTCTGTACAGCTGATTGGTCATACCCTGCTAAGTCTGGATTAAACCCTTGAGCTTGACTGTACTGATCAAAACTCTGAATACCGATATTAGACTTACCAAGGTTATCCGCTTGTTGAGCCTCTTCTGCAGAGGTGTAACCTTGTGAGAAAGTACCATCTGGGTATTGGAGGGCAAACGTTCCATCAGCTTGGGTAACAACCTGCCCACCCGGTTTGTAGTTTAAGGCGGGGTTTACCGTGGCACCAGAATACACACTATTGCCTACAGCAGAATTACCTGAGGCATTGTACCCTGCAGCTTCGTTGTCTGCAGCTATCTTTGCTTGGGCTTGGGCTTCTGTGGAGTAATATTGCTGTGAGTAAGTTCCATTCGGGTAGAAGATTCTAAACTTATTCCTACCATCATCGTTAACGGGAGATATAACACCACCACCCATAAACCCTTGGATCATACCACCTTGGTTCTGTCCTTGGGCACCTGCTGCAGCACCTTGCGTTTGGTCCTGTGTAGTGAACTGCTGTACTTTAAAGTATCCTGGAGGAATAGGTTGAGAGGGTACACCATTGATGTGCTGCACGTACATGCTCATACCAAACCTGTTTCGATATAGTACGTTCTCAAAGGCTGGGGCTGTTCCTGCAGCTTCCTTCTCTGCTTGGGTCTGAGGTTGATAGAAAGTAGCTTGGCATGTAGCTCTGTTTTGGAACTGAGTAGCTTGCTTCTTTAGTCCGTCCTCGTAAGTAGGAATGGTTGTCTCAGAAATACCTGTTTGCCCAGTACCATAAGTAGGTGTGACAACACCAATGTTGGGTGTGCTTACGTAAGGAGTAGGAGTAATTGAGCCTGTGTCACCACCTGTAATCTGACCTTGACCTTGTGCTGTAAAGTTAGTTCCTGGTACTGTAGCTGTATCTTGGGAAACAGTGTAATTTTCTTCTTCTTTCTTTTTAACTAAATCCCAGTCAAGCATATTATACGTGGCTTCTCCAAAGGAACCACTTTCTCTGATCTTGTCCCCCCAGAAACTAGGTTCAAGACCGTTATCAATAATTTTCTTTTCATTGGCTAGAAGAGTAGCATTTGTCTCTTCTTCAGATTTAGCAACATCCTCCCTAGTAACATTTCCTACTATAGAACCGGAAATTGTGCTAGATTTTGGGATATTTCTTTCTTCAAGAGCTTCTTTTAGGTACACTTGGGCTGCAAGGTTACTGTTAGAAGTACTAACTGACTCAGGGTCAATACCTGCTGCAATGTAATCCTCATCTGTTGGTGCGTCCTGCCATCTTTCGTACAGGATAGCAGCACCAACGTCTGCTGGACCCGATAAAGAGTCCTTATAGAAGTCCTTCACATCATGGGTTTCATAACCATTCATACGAAGAAGGTTATTAACCAGATGCATAGATGACGTATCTTTATAGTCAAGCCCTAGTGTATCCAGTGGGCTTTTAAACGAACTAGTACTAACACCAGTTTGAGTCGATAAAAAGTAAATGTCAGCAAGATTTTTAATAGCCTGCTCTGTCTGTTCATCAGCCGCAGATCCATCAAATGTGACAAAACCATCTAAGTCTTTATTCACATCTTTTATGGTTCTTCTGAGTTCGTTAATGGCATCTTCCATCGTGTGCGTACCTTACTTTGATAGGGTCTTTTGAAGCTTTTGTGTGTTTGCCTGAGTAAACTCTTGGTAGTTACCTTCAAGAACACTAGGCATTTGGATGTATTCGATGTCAGCTTCATGCTCATCAGCTATCTCTTTAGCTACGTCATAAAATCTTTTCGCTACACCCGTACCCATGTTCCAGACACCAGACTCTTCAACAGAGAAGAAACGTTTGTGGTAGTCTACAATTTGAGCTACGTGGATGAAGTCTCTCTTATAGCTCTCTGATCCCTCAAAGAGTTTTATAAGACCAGACTCCTTAGCCTGCTTAGTGAACTGAGTATGAGGGCTAGCCTGACCACCTTTGTGGTCTTCGTGTGGCCCATACACATTAAAGTATCGAAACGTCTGAGTAATAATAGGAGCCTTTCTTAGCTCTATGTATTTCTCAAACATTGCTTTACTACGGGCGTAGTGGTTCTGAGGGTTAAGGGGAGCACTTTCCTCAAAGGATGACTTCAACCCGTACACTGACGCACTACTAGCAAACTGAAAGTTTACTTTGTTCTTTATACACTCCTCATAGAGATTAATAGAGAAGTCTAGGTTTTGCTTATAAATCTTAGCTACATTCTGCTCTACAGTAGAACTTATAGCGCCTAAGTGAATAACCCAGTCTACCTCGTTTACCTTAGAGATTGTCTGACCCCATTCGTGGGGGATGACTTCGTGTTCTTCCCTGAGTCCACTGACCATGTTCTGACCAATGAACCCACTAGCACCAGTAACTAAGATCTTCATTTTTGGCTGTCGCCCTTAGCTACACGGTAGTTGTCCTCAACAGAGTCTGGGGTAGACACCTCTACTACGGTACCCTCCACCAAACAGGTGATTCGGTGAGGAACAAGAGGAGGGTTATGCCAAGTGTCGCCCTCGTTAAGCTCCTCTACGTGCTCACTAGCATCCTCAGTATCAATCCAAGTTACTAAGAACTTACCAGTAAGAACAAACCAAGTTTCATCCTTCTCTCTGTGAAAGTGCATTGAGAACTTAGCACCCTGCTTAAAGTTCATGAACTTACCACAGTACTTATCATTAGTAACCCAGATAAGCTCTGATCCCCAACCCTTCTCTACTACACCCTCAAGCCGCATTGTTTATTTCCTCTAGTGTGGGTGCATATACACCTATGTGTTGTACTGTGAGTGAAGCAGCAACCATTGCAAACTTTATTGCTTCATCCATATTATATTCTTCACAGTACTTATAGGCAAGAGCAGCTAAAAATGTATCACCAGCTCCACACACATCAAAGGCTTCCACTTTAGGTGGAGTGTAGGTCTTGTTATTATACTCGACTTTCTTTGAGCCGTAGGTAACTATGAGTTCTTCTGTCAGTCTAGTAGATGCTTCATATTCGTATTGGTTAATTTTAACAAAACAACCATCAAATATAGATAGATCCCTCTTCTTAGTATCAACAAATATAGGGCCACTATACTTGCTTATAATCTCAAGGATATCATCCTCGTTAAAGAACCCTTTATTGTAGTCCGAAACTATAATAACATCGTACTCGTTGATTTCTTTATCAGCATCGTCAACGATGTGCCTAGGGATCTTCTCGTCTACTCTAAGTAGTTGCTGGCCAGTCTTACTGTCGAGGTATCTGTGCTTTCTCTCACTAAACTCTGTTACAATGTGAGCTTCAGCACCAAGAGCAAGTACGTTATTGAAGACGTTAAACGCCATGCCCTTCTTTGTGACAACCCTATCCATGTCTAGGACAGGAACAGGGGCTTCTGGGCTTATTCTATTGATACTGCCGTAGTGATAATCATCATAGCAGCTGTCGCCTATCAATAAAATCTTGAATGGTTTTTGTCGTTGATTGACCATTGGTTCTTTCATAGAAGATTACTTTCTTACAGTACTCCTCCCCAATGATTGGCTTCCCCTTCCAATCTGACCCCTTAACCATAATGTCAGGTTCAAATCGTCTTATAATGTCTATTAGCTCTTGGTCAGTGTTGAACACCGTAACACCACTAACAGGCTTGAGAGCCAGCATAAGACGTTTACGAATTGACAATGGATTAAATGGTCTTCCTTTCCCCTTGTTATACTCAATACGTGCGTCTGTGTCAATAGCTACTAGAAGATGATTACCTAAAGAAGAAGCATACTCAAGCATGTCAAGATGACCTGAATGTAATACATCAAACGATCCGTTGACAAAAACCTTCTTCATTTGTAGTATCCAGTATAAAAGGAGATCCTATGTCCAGATTCAAACATATTATTGATCAAGAACCAAGTCAACAGGCTCAGCAAGAACTTCCACCAGACTGGCCGACCGTCTTTCCTAAGGCTATCGTAGGCTTAGACCGTGACGGTGTTATTAACATTGACAGGGGTTCTTATATTACTGACCCTGATGATTGGGAGCCTATTGAAGGATCACTATCGGCTATCCATAAACTAAGACTAAAAGGCTATAAGGTAGTTATTCTGACCAACCAAGGTGGTATCCTAAAAAAAGAGCAGACACACGAGCAAGTGGAAGCCGTTCATCAACGTATGTTTGAGGTATTTGGTAGGGCAGGTATCTACTCCATTGACGGTTTGTTTTACTCTGAGTCATCACTCAAGGATGACATTTTTGCTAAACCTAACCTTGGTATGTTCCACAAAGCAGAAAGAGAAATATTTGGTGGTAAGGCCCGTTTTAAACAGGGTGGTTTCTATGTAGGGGACAAGATGTCCGACCTCAAAGCTGCTGAAAAGATTGGTGCCACCCCGATCCTAGTTCGTACTGGACACGGAGTGGCTACTGAAGGGGAGCTAAAGAAGTTCTCTAAAGAGAAGTTAAGAAAGAAGACAAAGGTTTTCGATAACCTCCTTCAGTTCGTTGAGAGACTGCCTTAAGCAGCAGCCTCTTCTACTCTTTCTACAATTGAATCATTATAGGGGTAGTGTACCATCTTACCTAGTTCTGGTAGGTACAGATAGTTGATGTCAGAGTTCTTAATAGTTCTCATAGCATCATCTAATGTTTCTACCAGAGGCTCACCCGCCAAGTTAAAGCTCGTGTTGAATAGAATAGGTACACCTGTAATCTTACGGAACTCATCAATCAGAGTGTGGTACACCTCGTTCTGCTCTTTAGTAACAGTTTGGATGCGACAGGTACCATCAACGTGAGTGATAGCTGGGCATTCACCATGTTTATCCAACTTGAAGTCCATTGCGTACATCATGAATGGTGTCTCTTCCATTCCGTATGTATCAAACCACTCCTCAAAGTGCTCCTGCAACATTGACCCTGCAAAAGGTCTGAACCACTCACGCCCCTTAACCTTGTTCACTGTGTCCTTGCCGTTAGGGTCTGTGGGGTCATAAAGGATAGAACGATTACCAAGAGCACGAGGACCAGCTTCAGATCTACCTTGGAACATAGCTACAATGTTTCTCTCAGATATCATCTTAGAAATGTCAGCAGGTGTCACGTCTGTAGTCTCAATGTCTCCAAAGTCATACGTCTCTTCTCTTTTTGGACCAAGGTATAAAGAAGTAAGAGGACGTTTGGTTTTATCCTTAGTCTCTGCGTAGTAAACTAACTGAGCTATACCAAGAGCTGTACCACCATCATGTGAAATAGGATCTACGTAGATGTTAAGGTCAGGGAATCTTTTCTTGTAGTAGTAGTTAGCTACACAGTTGAGGCCATAACCGCCAGCAATAACGATGTTTTTCTTACCAGTCATCTTGACTGCTTTCTCAATCAGGTCACCAACAAGACGTTGTGTCTCATCTTGAACAGCCCATGCTAGGTTCTTAGCAGCATCTGTCACCTTGGAGGGATCGTTGTGCCAAGCACGTGGGTCTTCCTTAAGTGTCAAGTAGGGGTGACGTGTGTGGTCAATGTAAGCACCAGCAGGGTAGTTAGGAACGAATACGTTTTTATTACCTCTACCTCCATAGAAGAGAGAGGGAATAAGCTCATCATCTCTACCGTAAGGTGCAAGACCCATTGTCTTACCTGCTTCAATGAACCCAAAACCAAGATAATCAGAGACAGCTTCGTAAGCCTTAACTAGAGTAATGGCTGAGTCCATTTCAAGAGTGTCAGACACTACACGTTGGGTGTCAGGGTTACCACCTAGTGCGTGAAAGACAGGTTTGATTCCCCCTTCGTAGTCACAGTCAAAGATCGTCTCAGTCTCGAATCCAGGATTTTTATTTCCATCTTCATCAACTTGAATCTCTTGTCGAGTACCAGACCCATCTACAATAACAGCAGCAGCATCATCAAAACCTGAGTTATAGAAAGCTGCAGCTGCGTGACCCATATGGTGGATATGGCCTAGGTTTATAACCTGCACACTGGGGTTGTGTTTACGTACTAGAGCAGAGTATGGGTCTTCACCTGTCCAAGGTAACTGAGGAAGCTGAGGGCTTGTGCCACCTAGAACGAGAATATCAATGCCGTACTTCAACCCCTCAAGGATACCCATAAGAGGGTTACCATCGTACTTACTACGAGACAGGCGTTCTTCTTCAATATAGAACTCAAGTTTACCGTCAACAAGAAGTGCGGCACTCCCATTATGTCCTGGATTAATTCCTAAAATATTCATTCTTATTTCACCTTCTTTTCGATGTCTGCAACAATGTCAGTGTACATCTTATTAATCTCTTCATCTGTGAACTCGACAGTAGCTTCGTTAGCTCTGTCTGCTAGGTGGGAACCTAGACCTGAGATACGAATGGGTGAGTAAGTCTTAGGAATATCCCTTTCTATAATATTAAAGTAAGAGGGGTACGTTGTATTAATTGCAAAAGTAGATCCTAGAATTACAGTACCAGGGGTATTCATTGCTTTTGCCATGTGCTGTCCAACAGAGTCACAGCCGATGAAGTAGTCTGCAGCTTCAATAAAAGCAGCCCACATCCGTAAATCGGCCTCAGGCTTCATAGTGTACGTGTCTTCTGGCATCCAGAAGTTTTTCTCAGCGAACAACACTAAGTTGTACTTAGTCGATAGTTTTTTAACAAGCTTTAGGTATGTAGCAGTGTCAAGAGAACGAGAAGATTGATCAAGAAAAACACCCTCTTGTGGTTTCTCTACAGACCTCCCAAAGGGTTGAATAACAATAGTCTTTTGCTTTTGCTGTTGTTGTTTAACCTGTGCTATAAAATTAGCTGCGTTAAGCTCTTCATTTCTGTTAGTTACTAGAAGAGGATCACCAAGGTCTGAGTGATCGTCAGTCTTATTAATGATATAGTCAAAGGCTTCTGCTAGAGACTTTTCCTGCTTGTAGTACCCAGGCACCCTGTACGGCTCAGGAGATATAACCTCATCTGCGTCTAAGAGTAATTGCTCAAAGGCACCTTTCTGGTCAGGGTTGAAGACCTTATCGTGCAACTCAGGAATACCCCAGTACAAAGTGTCCCACCCAGAGACAAGCACCTTAAAGTTATTGTTTGACCTACTGTACTTGATTAGGGCGGGAATAGCCGCAATAGCTCTACCCGCACCTCCGTCAATCATAAATACGGTTCTCATGTTTCTTCTTTCTTATTATCTTTACAAGACCGAAACAGTCTTGGTGATCATTATATCATAGTGTAATGACTGACTCAACACTAAATTATTTTATGTTAAATAACAGGGGATGGGCTTTGAGGTGGACTTTCTAGTAAATCAACTGCTTCATCTCTAGTCTCTACACTTTCTGGTAGATCCCTAAGAAGTTGTCGATAGGTTAACCATTCGTCTTTAACCTCTTGAGAGTTGGCTTCCCAAACGTCAGGTAAAGTTATTCCTGAAGAAAAGTCTGACTGTTTCAGTAAGGAATCACGTAAGTCTCTTATATCAGATAAGAGGGCTTCAATACTTTTAACAAGTACTCCACCCTGAACTTCAAAAAAAGAAGAAACCTCTTCTCCATCTGAGATGTCTTTAACAAAAGACTGAACTTCTTTTACCTTTTCCTCAGTCAAGTCGATCACTTCTACGTCATCATCCTCTCTAATTTTAGTATATCCTTTATCAGTTAGGATAGTGTTATCTTCGAGCCTTTCAGCCCGAAGATAAATGCCTAGTACTTTGCTGTTGAAGGTTACAAGTTTCATAAAGCTCTCCCTATAGACCTTGTGTTTTCTTAGTAGTCACATACGCACAGCAGCAGCAGTCAGCATCGACAGCAAAAC